GTCCATGCCGCAGCAGTTGTTGCCGCCGCCGCTGTGCTGGTAGCAGTCTGTGTTGCCACTGCTGCCGTCTGCACTGCCGTCACCGTGCCGATAGCAGCCGTTTGTGCCGCTTGCCCCATGATGGCCGACTTCACCCACTCGATACCCATCTGGACGAACGAATTAACAACGCTGTTCAGGACCGTCATGCCTATACTGCGCATTGCGTCGCTGGCAGACATGCTGCCTGTGATGATTCCTGTCAGCGCGTTACTGGCAACCGAACCGAGTGAATCGAAAGCCGCAGCCGCTGCCTGTGTGGCCGCGCTCTGCTGCGCCCATTCTTCCCACATCGCCGCGTTACGCTGATCCCGATATTGCTGTTCGATAGCAGCGCGCGCAGCCTCAGCCTCCCCGACCTTTTGCGGGTAAAGCTGAGCGTATTGTTGGATATCCGCGATGTCTTTCTGATACTGGCTATCCAGTCCGGCAGTTTTGCTGGTTTTACCCTGGATAGTGCTGAACTTATTGGCCGCGTCAGTACGTTCCTTTTCTGCCTTGGCCTGGGCGCGCAATGCGTTGGCGTTATCCCAGGCTTTAGCCGCGTATTGCCCGGCCAGAATGACCTGTTCCTGTGTCGCATCATTACCGAGAGACTGCTGGGCATTAAGCACAGCCTGAGCTCGCGATAACTCACCAACACTGCCTGCTGACAGTTCGGCTTTCTGCCTCAGCTCGTCAAGTTTTTGGTTAACAGACTCCTGGGCTTTCGCGTACTGCTCAGCTTCTTTCTGAGCTGCAGACTTTCCGCCCTTCGCTTTGCTGCCGGCAGCTGACCCGGTCGTTTTAATCTCGATCGGCTTTGTGTTAGCCGCGGTCTGTGATGCTTTGGAAACAGCGGCCAGGTCGCCAACCAGCATGGCGGCTTTATTGCTCAGCCCGGCCAGCGCTTTGTTTTGCGCCTCCCAGCCATCGAGACCAAGCCAGGACCAGGTACGCGCCCGACGCGTGAACATTTCCGCTGTGCTGTTCAAATCTGAAATCTGAGCATCTGCCGACGCCGCTTTCCCCACCAGACGGTCGAGTGCTGCAGTCATTGAGTCGATAACCGCAACCAGCCCGGTGCTTGCGCCTGTCGCCTGGTTAACAGAGTCAATCATCGACAGGAATGAGTTAGTCAGCGCGGTATTAGCCTGGGAAAGCGTACGCGGGAGTTTCTCGAACTCCGCATTTACTGAGCCGGTCTGTTTCTGAATGGCGTTGAGAGCATCTTCTGCCGTCAGTTTCCCGTCCAGCATCAGCTGGCGAAGTTCTCCGATACTTACACCCATCCCGGCGGCAATCTGGCGCGCCAGTTCCGGCATTTGCTCAAGGATGGAGTTGAACTCCTCCGCCCTGACAGTACCGGAGGAAATTGACTGACCGAACTGGCGCAGCGCATTCGCCATTTCCTCGGATGAGGATCCGCCGATGCGCCCAATTTTCTGAAGAGTCTCGGTGAGCTGAATGATCTGGCCGTTCGTCGCCCCAGTATCGCGCAACGCCGTGCTCAGGGTTTCCCACAGCTTCGCGGTGTCCTGCAGTGATCCGCCCGTTGCCGAGCTTATGCGCATCAGATTCTGCATCGTCTGCGATGCCGCTGCAGCGCTGCCTGTCAAACGCTCAATGCGCGCGTTGAGCTGACTCATGTTGTCAGCAGCAACAAGGAAAGCACGCCCCCAGTCCACAACTATCGATGCTGCAATGGCCCCGGCGACTTTGTTTATGCTGGTCTGGAGCTGGTCAAACTTACTGGCCGCTTTTGACGCTCCGCCACTCATCTTCTCAAGGCGCTCATTTACTTTGCGCTGGGCCTCAATCAGATTCGCAACATCCATCTGCACCTGATAGACGATATTGCCTACTTGTTCCTCACCAGCCATTGATATTTCTCCTGTGGATTATCCCACGCAATAGCCGGGAGTTATTTCTTCGCTGCGGCCCTTCTTGCCGCCTGTTTAGCCAGAAAATCATCAGCAACTGCGCTGTATTCTTCTTTGGTTAGGCCTTTCTGGTCCGGATATTTCTCTGACAGCAACGCCTGAAATTCAGTCATGGTCAAACAACGCGCCTCATCAAGGCTTATGTTGAAGTGGATCCTTGCTGCGTTGATGTATTCAATGGCGTTAAATTCTGTAGTACCGCCTGATGATTCATGGCGCTGGAGTTTTCGCGTCTTGGCTTTCCCTGTTACGCCATGCTGTAAAAGATGCTGAGCAAAGATGACAATATCTGACTGAGGCATGAGACCGGGCGAATATGAAAGCTTTCCTTCAACCTCATCCCATTGGCCTACAATCGGCGTTAAATCTTCATCTGAGCACGCCTGTAAAACATCCATGGCTTTTGCTAGTAGGCGATCTGAAACCCTGCGCATCGCTGGACCCATCCAGTCAGGTAAACCGCCAAAAGCATCTGCACAGACAGAGATTAATTTTTCCGCCTCGCGACCATGGATATCAGCGTATATCTCAACAATTTCATGCGGCTCACCAATTCTCGTCATTGCCTCGAAAGACGGTCGTAACAAGTAATCTTTTCCACCCTCACGGCTATCACTTATGCCTATTTCGCCAATTTCTCTTAAAGCGGCCATGATATTTCCTGATCAACGGTCATTATCAAGGCTGCCAGTCGACAGCCTTTGTAATGTTCGCTATGCGGTAACAGTGAGAGCGCAGGTAGTTGAGGTGACTTTATTTCCGTCGCTATCTGTGACTTCACAGCGATAGCTACCGCTCGAGGCAGTTGTAACGCCAAGCAGCAAGAGCGTGGCTGTTGCCGCCGTAGGGTTTGCAGTTGAATCGATCTGAGTGCTGCCAAGGAACCATTTGTAGCTGTAAGTAGGGCGACCGCCTGTTACATCAACATCAAGAACGACGTCGTTGTCTGCATCGGCAGCTTTAGTCGCTGGCAAATCTTTGGAGAATGCCAAAGGCGTTGAAGGTGTCGCGTCCGTATTAACAACCTGAACAGTAGTGCCATCAGATACTTTGAACTCAACGGTAAAGGTGATGATGTCGTTACTTCCGCCATCTGCTGGCGTAAGGTTAGAAATCACCATATAGCCCGAGAACTCGATTGGACCGATAGCGATACGCGCCCACAGCGTCGGCTGGCGCTTGGCATTGATCTCATCAGTGAAGTACTTCACCAGATTGCCGTAGCCGAACTGGTCAAGTTTGTCGTGTTTCCGCACTTCACCATCAAAACTGATTGTCGCGTCAGCATTGGTGATGATGTTTTCTACCCATCCCGCAGTATCGTCTGCGTCAGAGGTGACCGAGTTTGGTGCGAAATCAAGACCCTTACTGGTTCCCGCACCTAGGGCCTTCCAGTCGTCTTCTGTTGGCCGCGCGTCTGGGCATCCATAGGCCAGCTCCAGCACTGTTGCCGAGCCGAACACCCTTTCGTTGGAGTTTTGGCAATTAGCCATCTTTGACCTCTTTTATGTATAAAAAAAGGCCGCCAGATGGCGACCTTGTGTTGATGATTTTTCTTCAGTCCCCGAAAGTGCAGGCAAACTGTAATCTCAGGACAATCCTCCCCTCCTCCGTCGTCACTGGAGTTGGGTAAGCGCCCATGTTTTCGATCTTACCCACGCATTCGTCTGCGTGAGGATTTGCCTGAACGTAATCAAGGATTGACTGAGCTGCCGTTGCCGCCGCCTGGTTTTTATCCTTTGCACCAATCACATCGACCAGGACATAGTTATCGTTCCCGAGGTCATTTCTGATGGGGGTTCCGCCATTTGGTCTGAACACCATAATCGCTTTCGAAAGGTCATTCGGGTCATTGAAATTAAGAAGCTGGACCAGGAAACCGGTAGTAAGCCCGGCATCGCCAAACATGTTCCTGACTCGCTGATACATAGGAGGATTCATAGAGACATTTCCTTGGCGATCACAGCATCAATTTGTCGCTGCGTGTCTTCAAACCCTTTGGTTAAAAACTCCTTCCGGGCAGTCGCCCGGCGGAAGTTCTGAGGTACGCTTGGGTCATGAACGTATGCAGCATAGTTAGCTGAATAACCCACCCGGCCCGTCACGCGATTGCCATTTACAGTAATCTCGCGGAACTGGCTATTGATGAGGGTCGATGTATCGATCGGGGTGTAGAGCGCCGCCTGAGATCCGCCGATAATCAAAGCTGATTGCATGGCTCTGACGATCTTTCTCCCCTGAATATCACCAACCAGAGCATTAAGGTTTTTCTTCGCCTGGCTAATACCCTTCACTTTGATACCCATGGCTACACTCCCGTCAGGATGGCGTAATCATCTGTCAGACGATCGAACGTGTCGGCGTAACGGATTACCTGCCTCACCTCGTCGGCACCGGCGACAACCGGGTCGGCCTCGGTCGAAACGCCAATTAGCAGGTAATCACCGGCGGCCGCCAGCGCAAACTCCGTCCAGACGGTATTCTTCACGACGATTTCAGCGCCAAGGCTGGCTAACTTCTTGCTGAGCCCGCCCTCGTAATCACAGAGGATTTGCTCAGGTTCGGCATAGCCAAGCGGATCTCCGTATTCATCATTTCCTTCCAGCTTGCGCCAGATGGTCGCAGTGGCTGTGTATGACCAGTTCGCTACCGATGACATCAGCCCTCCTTCCAGCGCAGCACCTTCGCGCCTGTCGCCCGGATGCGCGGGCAGTTGATGAACCACTCGCCATCCGATTTCACGTAGCCGGTTGTCTCCCGCCCGGTGTCGGTCATAACCCAGACGCGGGTGAACGAGCGCGGCAGCCCGTGCTTAACTGATTTGTACGTCATCAGCAGCCTCCGACCACCATGAACAGACCGACACTATTACCAGCGCTGATCGGCAACTCATCGGTGCAGCCGCTGGTATCTAGCCGGGCCAGCGAGTCTCGCAGCCAGGTAATGCTGTCGTCGCCATATTCAAACGAACGGGACGCGCCAGAAGGCGCACCCTGTGACTTGATGCGGCGCGCGCCAGAAGACGTAGCCATGAGCGCGGCGGCATACATCAGGATCAGCTTCGCGGTGCAGTCGTCATACCCAGCACCATCGAGGCAGGGGATGATCTTGTTGACCACGCAGAGAATCGGCTCCAGCAGCGCGCCCGGGATGGAGTAACCCAATTCACCGAGGAACGCCTGCACGTCTGCCGCTGTGATTGGGTCAGCCATGGTTATTTCGCCTTCTTGATTGCTTCCGCCAATGCTGCTTCGGCTTCGTCAGCGCGTTTGGTTTCTGCTGCCAGCGCGTCGGCGTGAACCTTGTCTTTTGCTTCACCATCGGCGATTAGCTTTTGGTTCTGCTCCAGCGCGTCGGCGAGTTGCTTTTGCAGTCCAGACAAATCACCTGAAGGTGCTGAGGGTGTTGCCACCTCAAACACCAACTTTTCACCCTTCTTCTTGTCAGTGTCCTTTGCTTTGCCTGAGGCTTTCCAGCGATCAGCCGTCGCATCGTCGACTTCTACTACCGCACCAACCTCCAGTTTGCGGAGGTTGGCACCGGCGAAGACGTTACCTGCTGTGATTTCTACCAGTGCCATTCAATTTCTCCTTAGCTGCTCGCGAAGAGCACGCCATGTTTGAGGTTGATATCCTGCTTGACCATCAGGCCCATAGCGCCCCAGGTGCGCCAGATGTAGTCGCTGTTATAGAACTGACGAGGGTCAGCAACAGTGCCCACAGCCTGACCAGTGATCGGAGCGATAACGCCGGCAGTCAGGGGAACCACCAAAATCTGGTTACCTGTGAGTTCGGCGTCTTCTTTCACTGCGGCAATGCCGGACAGCTTCAGGATTTCCTGCAGGATGGTGCCGGACTGGTAATTGTCGCTGAAATAGCGCTCCCAGTTGGACATGATCTCGCTGGATACGTACCAGGTCTGCGGCGCGTACTGGTTATTGGTGATCTTCATGGTGTCACGCAGCGCGATCGCACCGTTTCGGTTCTGTTCTGCGGTTGTAGTGCGGCTGGAGAAGTCGATGTTCAGTCCAGATGCGCCCAAATCAACCTGGCCGACGCGCTCATCGTTCTTCAGGCCTTTCCACGTTTTTCCATCGAAGGTAACAAAGTTGCCTTCCGAGTCGCGGAAACCGTTGAACATGTAGTCCACGATTTTACGGCGCACATCATCAACAGAGCCGCGCTGCGCATCGGCAAGCGATGCCAGCGCTGACCCTTTGTTGAAGATTGGATCACGCCAGTGGAACTTGAAGCCGCTGTCGTGCACCGGAACCATGGTGCCGTCAAAGCTGTACGCGCGAGCATCCAGCGCCGCACCGATCTGGCCTGACATGGAAGTGTGTGCCCAGCCACGACCGCCGGTACGCGCATATTCATACACTGACTCTTCCAGGCGGACAGAGCGTGACAATGGCATCAGGTCGTTGAACAGGGTGAATTCGGTGTTCGGCTCGAACTGTGCCAGCACTGTCTGGTCGTACGCGCGGTACATGCGGCGAATGTCGTCGACGGCGTTCACCGCGTCCAAATGTCCGTTTTCACCGAAGCGAGCACGGGCGATGAAGTCAGCGACAGACTGCGCACTCATGTTGCGCGCCATCTCCAGCTCACGGAACTGTGCCTGGTTGACTTCGAGGTTACCGGTGCGTTCACCGATAGAGCGAGAAAATACAAGCATTCAGGTGCTCCTTACTTGATAACGACGCGCAGCAGATCGCCTGCAGCAACGGTGTACGCCGTGTCTTCTTCGACATATGCGCGAATGGACTCGCCTGTGGCATGGGCTTTAACCTGGCCGTTTGCGATGGATAATGGCTGCCCTTTTTTGTAGGTGCCTGCCGCAGCGCGCACGTTAAGGAACATGCCCGGCATCGGATGGATGCCAACCACCAACTCATTCACAGGGATTGAGTCGTCAACCGTCTGGCAGCGCAGATAGTCAAAGTCAGCGACATAGAGGATCGCCTCTTCGTTGCCATCAACCGAGGCTGTGAACTTGGCGGCGGAGAAGAAGCCAACAGTACCTGGCTTGGTGGCGGCCGCCGCGGCACCTTCACGGTTAAGCAGCGGATTAGGGAATACGCCACCGGCGTGAATTACGTGTTTTCCGTCTTTAGCCATTTTTTACTCCGGCATTTCGCTGACTGATTGGGTGTTGGTTGCCTGGCGGAATGCACCGTTCAGGCCGAAAGATGTCTGGCACTTGGCGTACATGGCTTCGAGCGCCTTGCCGTCCAGATCTGCGACTTCGTCGTCGCTCATGTTCATCGCCAGCTTCACAGCCGCGCGCTTTTCGCCTTTCTCTTTGTCGGCGTTCGCGTTCAGGCTGTTGAAAACGACGTCCACGCGATCAGAGAGTTTCTGCGCCCACGCTGGCATCTCTTCGTTATTGGTGGCCTGCTCTTTTTTCTTGGGCTTGCCGGTTTCCGGGTCGATTTCTTCATCGCCTTTTTTCTTGGCGGTGACTTCTTCGGCCTTCATTTGGTTGTATGCGTCCATCAGCTCGGCGTCGGACTTGCCTTCAGTCGGCTTACCAGCGGCTTGCAGCGCATTGATAATTAGTTCTTTCATCGGATCGTTCTCTCCGTTGGTTTTAATCTCGTACTCAGTGGGTTTGCGCACGACTTCTACAGGTTCGCCGACGAACACGGCCTTGCCGTCGTCATCGATGAGGTACTTCTGCTTCAGGTATTTGGTGTCATTGCGGTAGATGAAGCTGTCCGGCCACACCGTTTCAGGCCAAAGCCACTTATCTTCGGCGTCAACCTCGCGCAGCTTGTCGCTGATAGCGCGGGAGATGTCGTCGAAAGAGAAGTTAGAGGCATTGGTGAAGAAGAATTTGGTCTTGTTGATCAGACCGTCGCGGGTGCAGTCGATACCATCAGCCAGGCGGGCAACTTCAATCTGCTGCTCATCACCTTCTGAGTTAACGAAGATGCCCACGCCCTCTTCCGGCGTTCCGGCGCCGGGTTCATCGAGCAGCACCGCTACATGGTCAAACATCATGTTGGTGGCGATCTCGTTGTACTTCTTGCCCTTCGATTCGCCATTGGCAGCAATGCCGGAATACAGCAGACCGGTGGAGATGTGGATCGGGTCGGAGTTGGTGCCGGCCAGCATCTCATCCAGGCGGTTAATCAGGCGCTTGCCCTTATCGCTCGACTCGGCGTACTGGCGGTTAACGTACATGTCGCCCGTCACTTTGCCGTCATTGTGACTGACGTTCTGCAGCCAGGCCCCGACGTGATACTCGTTAACGGCCCGGACATCGCGTGCCGACACATGCTTGCCGTCCACTTTAGGGTGGCCCAGCGGCATCGGATTACGCTCGAGCGTGTTGTAGGCCTTTTCGATTTCTGCTGCCGGGTACAACTTCCGGTTCATCACGATATCGTCCACGACAGGCGTGATGCCGCGAACCACGATATGTGGCTTGCCGTCGATGGTTTCAGTTGTGATGTTTGAAGCGGAGTTGACGACGGTCAGCACGTTAACGCGGTTGCGTTTCATGCTGGGTCCTCATTGGTGGATTTCAGGCAATAAAAAAGGCCGCCGTGGCGACCTAATGAATTTAAGGTTTGTTACCAGTTATAACTATCCGGTCGAAAATGTAAGGACCTTGATAATTAGACGTGCTGAACTCTATGCCCTGAAGGAACACTGCATGGTCTTCATCAGCCGGGCCATGCTCGATTGAAACACTAATCAGTTCACCAATTTTTGATGCCAAAAGATTAGTTATTTTTTTATCGAACTCATCGTTAAATGGTTCTATGACCACCTCAATTTGCCCGTTTCCAGTAGGGGCGTAATACTTGTAACTTACAAGCTTACCAAGCTGTGTATTACTCGTGTTGTTCGAAAACCCTACCGAAACTATTGAATTGTTGTTAATCATTTCTATCTCCGACTGGATTGGAGATTTTATTATCGACCTCAAGGCATTTAACTTTATTACTTATTCCAGGCACTTCTCTCAGCAGCAAGCTTATCCGCCAACCCCTCATTGAAGATGCTGCCGTCGTCGTTGAGCTGCGCCGGTATCTGGCTGCAGTAGCAGTTGTACCGATTGCCATTCTCGGCGTAGAAGTCCCGCACCTCTTCGGTGGTGTAAACCTTTCCGTGACGGCTGGCGTGCCAGGTGCGCGTCGTTGGCTTGAGCGCTGATAGCCACAGCAGCCCGGTATTTAGCCCCAACCTGTCGGCAGCCCAATCCGTTTCGTTCCATTGCGCCTGTCGCAGCGCGCCGACCTGCTCAGTCTGAGCGATGGTCTTGGCCTTCGACATCGACACATCGAGGCGCTTGCTGATGACGCCGGCCGTCTCGCGTGGATTCACGCCGCGCGCTACCGCATCGGTGATGATGTTGGTCAAATCGCCACGGGCGGTGTCGCTGATGACCTTCCAGTCACTGAACGTTGTCAGCCTGGCCGCCGCCACCTGATTAAGGTGACCGGGGCTGCTTAAAAGCTGCTGGAGCGTCGTCTGGCTAGCGTACACCTGCGACTGCTGCGAGAGGTTGTTGAATGCCTCCAGCGTGCCGCGCTGCGCTTCTGCGGCGACGTAATCCATCGCCCAGAGGTTTTGCTCGCCACCTTCAAGCAGGTAATCGTCGAGAATGCCCTGCACCGCTTCCAGCAGGTCAGCCAGTTCCTGCGCCGACATGTCGTAGATAAACTTGCCTGCGTTGACCTGGTAGAGCCGCATATCCTCGCCGTGGTCGTGGCACAGGAAGTGCCAGTTATGGCTGTTTACCTCGCGCTCACGCCCGGTCAGGCGCTGGTCAAACAGAGCTTTCAGCGCGCGCTTGATGCCGAGATACCGATCTTCGATATCCCGGTACATCGCGGTTACCTGCTTTGCCGATCGGGTCGGGTCAACCTTGCTGCGCGGAACTATCGGCAGCCCCACCTTTGCCGTCTGTTCTGGTGTCATCGGCCAGTGGATCATCGGTAGTCACCTTCTCGTCCGGTTTCGGTGGTTCTTTTGGCTCCGGCAGTGGGTCAAGCCCCACAATCTCGCGCAACTCATTTGCGGTAAACGGTGCGTCTCCACCATAGTAAGGCGTGGTTTTCTGCACGATGTCGGCCAGTTTAGAAGCGTTCTCAATCTTCTCTTTCTCGCCGGGTGCCAGCAGGTCGCTCCACGAGATGGTTACCTCGCCGTTGGTCGGCGGGTCGATAATTCCAAGCGTCCAGAATCGCTCTAGAAGCGCGGTAATCCGGTCTGTCAGGAAGCCATTGCGCCGAGTATTACGGCGGATAGCCCAGTCCGTTTTATCCTCATCGCTCGCCAGCCGCCCAGTCTGCTGACCGAACAGGATGGTGAACGGGATTTGCACGGAGGCTGCCAGTTCGTTCGCAGTGACTTCCCAGGTCGGGCCCGGGTCGCCGGGCGTAACGCTCAGAACGCGCATCTGCCCGGCCTGCATCACGGCGGCCGCATCGGTACCACGGTTAAGCTTGTTGACCTTGTCGCCCATCGCTTCGCCGAGATCGGCATAGCCAGCCTGTTTAGCCTGGTCCGCCAGCGTATTCATATCGGTTTCTTTGCTGAACTCGACGGCGATCTGACGGCTGGCGTTCTTCAGGAAGCCCTCGGCACCACCGCCAGAAATCTTCTCGATATCCAGGCCTTTGTTGAAACCGGCCTCCAGCAACGGGATACCGGACAGCACGTTGTCGTCTTCAGATCCTTCGCAGAACAAGATAACGCGGCTCGGGTGTACCGGTTCTCCGCGCATCGGACCGACAAAAGGCTCATCACCGACAGGCTGCTCGTTGAAGTTGAACATCTTCGGCTGGCCGAACGTTTCAGACTGACGGTCGTTATCCCATTCGGCGACAGTTAACTGCGGCTCCCATACCGGGATAAGTTTTACCAGCGCTGACTCGCCCAGGGATTTCACCAGCTTGGTATCTACTGGCTCGTTCCATGACTTATTGTCTTTCACCTGAAGCAGCAGCGCGGAGTATCGCCCGACCATATTGCGTCGATCGGCATCCTTCACCTTCGGCCACAGCTTCTTCATAAACTTGGTGACTTTCTTTTCCCAGGCGTTTGTTTTCTCCGCTTCCTGAGCTTCATCACCGTCCACAATAATTGGGTAATCCTGCCAGCAACCATCCAGCAGCCGATGTACCACAGCGAAGCCAGCGGCGTTGCGGCGGTACATGTTGTAGAAGTCGTTGAAGGTGATTGTTCGCAGGTAGCCAAATTCCTGGTAAAGCGTCGGTCGCTTCGTGTTCCCGCCACCGATGCCGATGCCATTCAGGTAATTTGCTCGCCTCATTTCAGTGGCGAGGTTGTTCACAGCCATCTGAAGGCCGTTATCTTGTTCGCTCACTGGCGATGCTCCTTAGAAGAATACTGTGCCGACCTGCTTGCGGTTGTTCTTCATCACTGCGAAGTAACGGAAGCTGTCAGCGCCGTGCGAGGTGAAGTCGTGAAGCGGTTTATCTTTCCAGCAGCCGCGCTTGTCGTCCCACTCCTTGCGATAGCCTTCTAGATGAGAGATGCCAACAGCACACTTCTCTTCATCGAACACGCAGGACTTAAGGATTTCACGGACTGACTCAATACCTGTATCGATCCCGGCCTTCGGCACAACGCGGAAGTTCATCGAATACATCTGGCCGTCAATCTCGTAACCTTCGCGCGCCAGCTCTTTGCGGGACTTCGCATCAGCAGCGAACTCGCGGTTCTCGATGTCGTGCGGCCCCCAGTGCTCGCCGTACTCGTAGCCGCGGTCTTTCAGCACCTTCATGTAGTGCCTCAGCCCCTCGCCGGAGTTTTCGTAGTAGTCGATGATGTGGAACTCTTCGCCGACCTCACGAACGAACCATATCGCCGTGGAGTCACCCACACCGATATCCCAGAACGTGTGCACCGGCAGGTGTGAGTTATCCGGGATTTGGCCGATCCGCTTGTTGGTGTACAGCCAGCGGAACTGCTTGGCATAGTACGCGCCCTCGACCGACTGTTGGAATGCCTCGGCCGGAATGGTCGGGTATTCGCGCTTCATGTCATCGCCGAGTGTTTTCTCTTTAGCGTAGTACCAGGCTTTCTGGCGCTCATTGACGACTACGCCGTGCTTCGACTCCATTTCAGCGAAGTACTCAAGCAGGCGCACCGGCAATGATTCCACCGGGTCGATTGCGTACTGCGGGTTCTTCCACCAGGAGAAGAAGAAAAACTTCCAGTCCAGCGCGGATAAGGGCTTGCCCTGCAGCAACGCTTTCTCTGCCGTCTGGCAGTAATCGAAAAAGTAACCTGCCCGCCCCTCGGCTGTACTTTCGATAGTAGCGAAGCATCCAGTCGATACCGCCTCAAACGCACCAGTGACGATTTCACGGGCTTTATCAGGATACTTGGCGCATATCTTCCCGAACTCGGAAACGTGCAGGTAACGCAGCGTACCGCCACGAAACGACGTGCTGACGTAGAGTGAACCGCCCTTCTTAAATACGAGTTCGCCAGACGAGTCATTGCTCGCCGGGTTGGCCGCCTTTATCTCTGCTGGCAGCTTGTCGTAAGCGTACTTCACCTTTTCTCGGAACAGCCGCTTTGCGTCATTCAGCGTGTGGGCAATCAGCGCGCACTTCGCCGACTCAAACAGGGCCGCGTCGAGCTGGATTATGCACACCTCTGTGGTGAAACCAAGCTGACGAGCTTTAAGGATGATGTTTCGGGTGTGAATCCCCTCGAAGTATTCCCGCTGTTCAGGCGTCATCCTGAAGCGCGTTGGCTTACCCTCTTTGTCGGTGATCCAGTAGAGATTATTCAGCCGCCAGTCTTTATCGGACAGCAGTTTTAGGTGCTCAGGTTTCATTACGCCCCCTGAGACAGTGAATCCATCAGGTCTGAAATCGAATCAACTACGTGCTCAGTTTTTACCTGCTCACGGAATGCCTGGACATCGATGTGCTTACCAATCAGCTCGAGGTTCTTTACCTTGTCAGGCCACTTAACTTTCTTGAGCAGTGCGGCGGTGTTTCCCTCGGCTGACATCTCAACGACATCCAGCCCCGATAGCGTTGTCCTCCAGACCTTCGGCCACTGAGAAACCGGCTTCAACTCTCCGGTCGAGGTCAGGATATCCAGCACGTCCATCTGGTCAATCTCAACGAGACGATTCAGGACGTATGTCGCATTTATACCAACCAGATCATTGCGTTGCGCTTTAAGTTCGGCAATTCTGGACTGGATGTCAGGTTTTGACAAGTTTTCGGACGCGGTGCGGTTAGCTGTCTTTGCGCTGTACCCCGCCCGAATAGCCGCTTGCGTGGCGTTTAAATCGATGAGGTACTCGCGACAGAACATTTCTTGCTTGTCGGTGAGTGCCATTTTTACCTCAGGAGAAACTATGTTTGATTATTCCCGTTACTACACCCTTACCCTAGAGAATGGACGGGCTGATAAACTCATGGCCTTAATTAATTCTCAAGATGACATAGGCATCTACTTAAGAGCCCACCTGCTGATTGAACAAACCCTGGAGTCTTGGATACTTTGCGCATCGGGTAACAGGGAGTTTTTCTCTGGGTTCGGGGAAAACATAAATCTAGATTTCGCAGCCAAAGCACAGCTTGCTAAGAATTTCGGCATGAGCAGCGAGTTGCATAGATTTGTAAAAAAATTCAACCATTTCAGGAACAAGCGCTCACATCAAATCGATCATTCTGAAATTACCAGTAGCGAAATTGATTCGCTTACAGGTTTAATGCAGCAAGGTTATCCCTCAGAGCTACCTTCAATGAGAGATTTCAGATTAGGAGTCTATGAAGGACAAGTCCGGCATGTATGTTTTGGCGACTCAAACACTTCCCTTAGAGATAAATTGATTATCTTATATGCAATGTTCTCAATGAGAGCTAACTTCGAAGCTGAATGTCAAAGCGTTAATTAGCCACTTATTTAATATCCCCTCGGCGGCACAAAGTGGAACTGATCCACGCTTGGCACGCTTACGGATAGCGCCTTCACTGATGCCGTGTTGTGATGCTATTTCTCGAAGTGACATCACTCCGGCCCGGTACGCCGTCTCGATGGCCTCCCAGTTCAGTTTTCTCATTCGTTACTCCGTTGTTTGCTCTTCTGGCTGTTCAGTCTGCTCTTCCAGTACAGGCGTGAACTCCACGCGCTTTACATCAGCAGGAGCGAAGTACAGCCACTGCCCCGTCTCCGTCGCCAGGGGCACAAAGCCGTTAACCAGCTCAGGCTGACGTCGTGACATCTTGCCCGTGAAGGTTTCGCCTGTTTGGGTGGTTAGGGTGATTTGGTAGATTTCGGACATTGAGAACCTCTTTATCCGTTTCTGGGGCGGAAGAAGGAATACCCGCTGCTGTGGACAGTACTTAACTATCACTATGGGATGGTCTCTTCTTTCTTACAGTGTTGGAAATCCAACACATGCCATTAGAGACCACTATGGAAGCAGGAATTCCCCTGCCTCATTTTCTAGAGGAGGTAACATGTCCCAAAATCAATTATTCGAATTGGCAATCGCCTACGCTGGCAGCATCAACGCGATCATTTCTCTGACTTGCCTGCTGATTGCAAAGCGCTGCGGCGTTCTTCAATCCTTCTAATCCCCGCCTTATCCAGATTGCACTGCCCCAGCGCCGTGTAGAGCTGTGCGTTTAACTCCAAACTTGCCTGCCATGTGAACGGAACCACCATCCCGGGGATCGGCGTGTCTGCGGTCAGGTCAGCGCTTATCGGCACCACTGGGGCCGGAACGTAAACTGTCTGCGTATTCCCGCAGGCTGTCAGCAGCGGCAGAAGGAACAGGCTGGTTAGCGCACGGATCGCCTTCAAGCGCTTGCCTGATGTAGACAATGCGCGTTTCGCCTTTTTTTGCCAGTTCGTTCTTTGCATTCTGGGTAGCCTGTGAGATGTCACGGATGAGGTTCATCGTGGTGATCACGTTGCTGGTGATCGCCTCCGATGTGTCTGCCCTGACCGTCGCTTTATCGCGCTGGTCTTTGTAGGTGATGGCGTTGTCGCGGTAGTGGTTCACGAAGAACGCCAACATGCCGATTACCGCCACCACAATCAGTTGCAGCCAGTAACGCTTAACCAGTGCGCCAATCACGACAGGAACAGAGCGCGCTCCGCCTCACGCCGACGGGTCAGGCCGTTCAGGACTTTGCCACCAGCTTTATTCCAGCGAAGGAACTCATCGGCTGCGCCAGGGTAATCACCGGAGTTGAGTTTGCGCAGCAGTATCGATGTCGACAATGACCGGGCGCCGAGGTTATACGTGAACGATACCAGGGCGTCGAATTGCCCCTGAGTCAGGCCAACTTTAACCAGGCGGGAAACGTCGCTTTCGTAGCTGACCAGTCCGGTCTTCAGCAGGCGCTCTGCCGTTTCCTGCTTAATTGTCATTCCGGCGCGGATCGGTTTGCCGTCGACAGGCTGAGTCCATCCATAGCCGATTGTCCAGACGCCGACGCTATCCTGGTACGCGGCGAGCTTGCAGCCTTCGAACTGCTTGATCAGGGCAATGCCTTTTTCACTGGTTTGCATTCTTCATCCCCGTCAGGCGTTCCCAGAAGTACGTCAGTGCCACGGAGCCCATCGCCCCGCTAATGCCAGACGTAACCAGGATCATGTAAAGGCTCAGCCCGCTTTCAACGCTGATCAGTCCACCAATGAGACCGGTAAATCCGGACACTGCGATTTGCGCCAGTGCATTGATCCAACTCCAGGTGGCTTTGTTCTGCTTAACGTCAATAAGGTATCGGACCAGGCCGCCCCAGCATGACAGAGCAAGGACAATCAGCCATGACACTCCGGCAATGCTTTCTTTATCTTGCATACGTTTAGCCATATCACCTCCGAAAAACGGGGTGCTGTTTATGTAGTGGGGAAAGGCCGTCAGACACGATAGCTACGTGGCATCTAGAATTGATTGTCTGCGGCCTGAATAAAAAACCCAGCGACAGGCCGGGAAGATGAGGGTAAGGCAATGTCGGCTCTATGGCCGAAGGGTCCCAGGCAGTTGGTTCTGTGTGCGGCGCGCCGCCAGTAAAAAAGCCCCTGCATCACTGCAAGGGCTTATTTTTAGCTCACCGATAATTCGAGTCGCCTGCCTAAAGCGGCAAGGGCTTTCTGTATGGTGTCTATTTTCGTTGAGTGCTTCAGGTCAAATACGCGGGTAATTTCCTGCCTTTTGATGCCCATACGGTTAGCCAGTTCGACTTGGGTCAAACCGGAACCAATATAGGCATTAAGCAGGATCACCTTTGCGGTCACGCTTGCTGGAACCTCAACAAAGTCGCCTGTCACTTCTCCCGGATCTGGAACGCGCTCGTTATCTTCGAAATAGAATTCGAATGCCGTTACGAGCGCATCCAGCGCGTTTGCAAGCGCTTCTTCCCGTGAATCTCCCTGAGTTAATGCCTCTGGGATGTCAGGGAATGAAACCACATATCCGCCGCCGTCTGGCGTTAAAGTTACGGGGTATCGCATATTGTCTTGATGAAGCTTTCCGAGTAACCAGCCCCGAAGGGCTGGTTTGTTATTTAAGGCCTAACTGCTTGATTATCGCCTTTCTCAGTGGTTCTTTAATCTCATCGCCGGGATGCCTTGGCATAACGCTTCGTTTCCCGTTGTATCTAAGTTTCAGGTGGTTGGTACCGTTTGAAACTTCGACTCCCTGAGATTCAAGCCACCGCCTGAACTCGTTTTGCTTCACCACTCCTCCAATCTGTTGAACATGTGATTATAGTAAACATTAATGCTTACACTGTCAACGTTTTTGTTTACACGGAGAAGGGTAAAAACAAAAAGCCCCGCACGATGGCGAGGCTCTTAATTCTTTGTCGACCTGCGAAGCTATGGCGACGATATCAGATTTACATGAAATATATGCGTTTCAATCCAGTTTTGCAAGACTTGAGTCTAAATTTGTCGCCTTTTGTTGTGAACGTGATCGCGTAACCTGCAACAAAGCTCCGCTATCCAGGCGCAGGAAGATGCGCCTCATCTCCACCCAGCGGTCCGTAAACGTCTCTGACCAGTTCTTTGGTGTTACGCCAACCAGCGACGCCAGCGCCTGATATTCGTACGTCTCACGCCCCGCCAACTCCGCTTTCACGTCCTGAGCCGCCAGCCAGATAAGTTTCTTCAGGCGCTCAATCGTCTTGCCCGCCACCTTCTTCGCGCCGAGCTGTTCCCGGAACTCTGCCCACGCCCACTGGGTGATCGCCACCTGGTGCTCGAAGCTAAAGCTCTCGCTGTAGTTCCACAGCAGCCATGCTTTCTGGTGGTCTTCCAGAGAAAGGACAGCGCGGCGCCAGGATGCGGTCACGAACTCAACCGGGCCCACCAGCGCGATGGATGAGCCCTTGGCGCGTGACTGGCTGCCACTCATCGGCGGACCATCCGGGTTGACCATGCGCTGCTTATCCTTGTCGAATACCTTTTTCCGGCCCCGGCTTCGCGCCGTCGCGGTGAATTGCGCGTTCTCGGCGAAAGCTACCAGTTGCCCTTTCGTCGCCCCGCTCAAATCTGCGGTAGCCACAATGAGCTGCTGACGTACGTATTCCAGTTGCTGACTGTTCATGCGGCTTCCTTATGTGGCTGGTTGGTTTTGGTCTGGCTGTGCTTTGCTACTGGTGGCATGTTGGCGCGCTTTACGCTTTCGGCCTGGTACCGTAGGAAGTCGGCGTGGTTCATGCGGCCTCCTGTCGGCTGGCCCGGCGTTTTTCCAGCGCGCGGGCTTTGCGTGTGAAAATGGATTTGATGCGCTGCAGGTATGGGATATCGAAGCGGCGCGGTTCATTATCAGATTCAAGGCGCTCGACACGTTCCTGTCCGATACGCTCAATTAGGCGGATCCGATACTCGACAGCATTACCACTCAATTGGCGATTACACCGGGTGCAGGCAGAGTGGACGTTAAAAACGTTGAATTTGAGATGCGATGCAGCGCCGCGTGAACGGTAATGGCTGGCGTCAATGGCGCTGCCTGTCAGGTAATTGCTTTTGCCGAGGAGTGGATTTCCGCAGCTGACGCATTCTTTCCCCTCGTCCCGGATCCGGATGTAGCGGTTAAAGGCCGATTGAGCCTCTTTATCCCACTGGGATTTAGACTTGAGTGACTCACGCTTTTCTTGTCGGCGTTTTCGCCCTGCTTTCTCGGCTTCCTTCTGCTCCTTGATACGTTTGGCCGCGGCTTTCACCTTCTCCTTTTCGCGTTCTTCCATCGCGAGGATTGCGCCGTGCTCCGGACAGCACCAGCGGATCCGGATATCGTGGAATTTCGGCACGAAGTATTCACCGCATACTTTGCACTTACGGCGGGATGGTTTACGCATGTTTCCTCCGTGCCGCGAGACGCAGCCATTTCTGATCCACCAGGCGGGCGGTGTAATCTTTAAAGGTCGGTATGTCGGACGGCTTAACCGCAGGCTTGCGCTGTCGGCGCGCCGGAACGCGGAAGATTTCATTGGTGATGACGCGGGAAAGTGGAGTAGACATCAGGCCTCCTGCTTATCGCGCAGCTGCTGGTACTCGCAGCTTTGCGGAATGGTCAGGTGGCAGCCGATATTCATCGCCCAGGCTTCGACTTTGCACAGGAAGATGTACATCTCGCCGGTTTCCAGCTCTGACGTATGGCGGAGGGATTGGACCGTGGTTACCTCGCCGGACACGACGTCTACTCGGTCTTTGCTCTCATAGCCGAGATAGGTGTGCTTCATCGCGTCCTTGACCCACTCAGGCGTAGCGAATGTCTTACCGCGGGCGATGAGGTATTCGCTGATTTCCGTGTACCACATGTGGCTGAGCGCGTTCTGCGACAGGCTGCGCTTCTCGCGCCACGGCTTAACCTGAAGGCGGAAGCATTGCCCGGCATCCAGCAATGGCTGAATCTGCTGACCAATGGCCGCGAAGTTGCCGCGATGGAGTTTGATGCCGTCTACTGGCAGAGTCATACGGCCTCCTTAACGGAAACCGCAGAATGCAGAAAATCGCAGGTGCTGCTAAGCATCTGTGACAAGGTGAGGATTTCAGATTGTGGTCGCATTTAAGTCCCCTTAAATGCGCAGAAGTCACCGGAGTTGTTCAGGCTCCGATGACATGATTATGGCGGGTTGATTATGGAAAATCAAAACTGTTTATGAGAAGTATTTTACTGGCGTTGGCTGAAGATCATCGATTATGGCAGTAATCAGTTCTCTCGGGGTGTTAGCTTTATCAGCAACAAGATAGAGTGCATGTTTCCCTGTAGTTTTCTCAGCATGCTCAATTTTAGTAATACTGAAGGTTTCGTATGTCTTTCTTTCATCATAAGTGACTGTAAACGGCAATTTGTCGCTATCCACCTGATGTATAGACGGTATTACCCCTGGCTTAATAATCACACAATCGAAGCTCATTTTTTCTCCTCACCATTAGTTTTCCACATTGGAAGTCTTCCAAGACAACCATTCCTTCCAAACATTTTCAGGATCAATATCCGAGTATCCGCGCTCAACCGCCATGCTTTCTGCTACATCATCTGGAAGGCTGATTGCCGACGCCTCATCACGAATTTGCTCCACTTCTAGCTGGGTTAGCGCACGACCGGTTTCTCGTTCTTTTGCTACCAAAATCGCTATCAATGCGGGGATGAAAACAATCGTCATTTCTGGTTAGCCTCTGCCATTTCGATGTAACGCTGATCGCTACCTTTCGGTAAAATTATCGACTTCTCGCGATAAAACTTCAGGCGCTCAAGGAAGTAATCGAGCAAATGTTCGGGCTGCTCGCGCATTACCACCTCAGCGATAATTGGCATATTCAGGCGCTATTTGTACGCCACTCCACCACCGGCAAGTCCAGCGTTTAACTTGTCACACTCTTCATTGCAGCAACTTGTAGGTTTTATGATATGCGATACTTTCTAAGACGAGTATATCGCCAATATCTTCATAAGAAGCCAGTTTTTAATGACTTACAGGTAGCCAGTTGGTTAGCCTTCCATTAACTTTGCTATTTTGTTAATAGCCTTGGTAATTTTTTTTAATTCTTTCGGGTCATCAGGCAAGTAGAAGGGCCCAATCTCAGACCCGTGCTCCGACTCAACTCGATGAGTTATAAGAACACCTTCCCCATGACTTAATGAGATGTGAAGACCTTTCACTTCCTCTCTTTTTTCGTTATGAAATGATTTGCTATAGTTTACAAACTCTTCGCCAGCGCTCATGACTTTCTCCATGCAAGTTTAAATAATTACGATATTTTAATCATCGACTAATAAATCAGAAACTTTACAGCCAATGGTTGATTGGCCATCAAGTAGTGATGTTGAGGGTTGATGATTCGAGTGCAGAATTGCTTGTGTGCCTTTCATCTCACACCATCCCGTTTGACTTGTTGCGGTTGTACTTCGCCTGGAGTAACTGGATCGGCGTAGGCCCATGCTCGGCAGCCGGTGCTGCAATTGCCCGGCGTACCGGCGGCACTGGCTTACCCTCAGCGACACGCTTCTCCCACATATCCAGCAGATCGCCAGCCTCGCGTGCCAGCTCACCATGCGTTAACTGGCGCTCTGTGCTGCGGTGGCGCAGTTCAACGCAGATGTGGTACATGACCGGCTGCGACCAGGGGAATTGCTCGCTGGAGGTGAACTCAAACGAACGGTTACGCCAGTCCCAGTATTCGGCGATCACCTGGTCAACGTTGATGCCCAGCGCCCCGCCGCTCTGTTTGCACCAGGCGACGAACTGGCCCGGCGACGGCAGGAATGGGCGCTCCTGGCGGCGGGCAATGCGCATACCAGCATCGACCTGGGCCATGGAGTGGATCCCGTTCTCCTGAAACGCCAGCAGCCACTGACGGCGGAATTCGTTCAGGTCGTCCTGGGTGCGGAAGTTCGCCATGCTGGCCGGGAACGCGGCGCGCAGCTCGTTGAACAGCTTGTTGAATACCTGCGCCACCTGCTCGACCGGCGCTCGCTCCTGGTACTGCTCTGGCAGGTTATGGGCCATACGGCTCATCTGCTCGCGGTCGTGGTTACGCATCTGCTCTGCAAGAGATTTCATCGCATCACCTCATAGGCCCAGTCAGTGTTGTTGAAGTCCAGATCCGGCTTAGCGGCTGGTTTGACAGCGAACTTAGGCTTAAACAGTCCCTGATAACCGTTCGCAATACTGGTGTTGATCACGTCGACCGGATTGTGTCCGTCTTCCAGGCACTCTTTCAGCAGCTTGAATGCCTTCGTGACGGTCAGCTCAGTTTTGATCGGCTTGCCAGACTGTTTGCGGTAAGCAACCCATTCCTGCCAGGCGGTTTGGTTTAGCCATTCAGGAACGTCAACACCGAGCGGATCAAACTTGTCTTTCCCCCTTGGGGGATTAGAGGGGGTATTAGGTTTTATATTTGTCTTTGGAAGAATGTCTTTGGTGTTCCCTGTTTTCAGGGATACCTCTCCCTGTTTTTGGGGATGGTTATCCCTGTTTTCAGGGATGGTTTGCGGGGGGATTTCGCTATCCCCGATTTCAGGGATGGTAATAACCTGCGTTACAGCTTCAGCGACCGGAAAACTGACCGGGCACTTTGCACATTTTGGCTTTGTGTAAGCCCAGCTATCCAGGAGTGTGTTGATCCCGATGTAACGTGTCTGCCCGATTCTGCGCATCTTAATGATGTTGCGATAAGCCAGGCTGAGCACAGCTTCAGAAACGTGCTTAACGGCCAGTCTGGTTTTATCTGCAATGAGGCTGTTGGTGATCCGGTCCTCTTTCTTGGACCAGCCATACGTCAGGCGAACAATAGCATTCAGCACGCGGAACTCACGCCCCGAAAGCTCTACGAAACACAGGGCATCCTGAATCTGGTTAGCAAGGCGAAGATAGCCATTTTCCAGATCGGCCATGCGATTCTCCTGCTGCGCCGGTTGCTGCGCAGGGAATTTGATTACTTTGGCGGTGTTTGACATACTTACTCCTGCAAAAAGTACAAACGATTTGCACCAGAAAGCTGTTGGTGTTCGAGCACCGCAGCTTTCGCCATTTCTGTAGTTCTCACATAACCCCCAGCATCGAAGTGACCATCGTCATCAGCGGGCCTATCTGCTCCGGCATGAGACGGAACAACGACGCGATACCCTCGCTCACCTCTTTCAGCTTCTGATGCTCTGGAGCGTCCAGCAGCACGGCCTGTTTAGCCTCTGCGAGTTCTTTCTCGGCCTCAGCCAGGCGAGACATTTTGCAATCGGCACCGATCAGGCGAGTGCGATACTCTACCGGCAGGACCGCCATGATTGCGGGTGTCAGCTGCCGAACGTTCTCGCGGTACTGTTCGGAGTCGAAGCGGTTATCCAGGAAGCGAAACAGCTTCTGGCGCGCCCGGCTGATGTCTTCCGGGAAGCTGATAGCGGTCCCGCCCTGCTCCCGGTATTCGTTGATGATCAGCGCCGAAACGACGTCCTGATTGTCCAGCGCCGACGACCATGCCCGGACCGCATCGCGGATCTTTTCGTGGTCTGGCGCCGCTTTAGCTTGAGCGCGGTTTATCATCGCTCCCGGGTGTATTCCGGTATTGTGTTGATACGCAAGTGAATGCATTGCTTTCCCTTTCGTTGTTAGGCCGCAGTATCACGCGGCGATGCGAATACCAGGCTTTCTTTGAGGACCGGAGCCTGGCGGTGAAAATTCTTCGTGCCTTTCTCGATAGCAGATGCCATTTCTGGAGATGCCCGGCGATTTCCGTAGGCAATCTGGTCCAGGTAACCTGGCGTCGTGTTAGCCAACTTTGCGAGCTGCGCCCATTCGTCGGTAGTGGCGGCCTTGCGCCAGCGGTGTAGTTCAGTGCTCATTGGTGTCTCCGGGTGAGTCGTTTGATTTGGAGTTTAGCGTTATGCTAAATACTACGCAAGCATCATTTAGCAATTTGCACATTTATCATTTTGCTAAAAGCAGTAACAATGCAGGTATGGAAAATAAAGAAATCAGAAAAGCCAACCTGGAAGCGCTGTACGACAAGCGTCAGCACGAGTCTGGAATGACCAAGGCGCAGTTCGCCGAGCTCATCGAGACAAGTCCTGCTGCGCTTAGCCAGCTACTGGGACCAAACCCTCATCGCAATATCGGCGATAAGATGGCTCGCAAAATTGAAACTGCGCTTAATCTGCCTTTTGGCTGGATGGATGTTTTGCACGCCAGTGAAGAACCTTCGAACGTTGCATTTCGAGGGCTGAACGAGACAAAAGGAAGTTATCCTGTAATCAGCTGGGTAAGCGCGGGGCAATGGATGGAAGCTGTAGAACCTTATCACCGAAGAGCGATAGATCGCTGGTATGACACGACTGTTGACTGCTCAGAAGATTCATTCTGGCTGGACGTTAAAGGGGATTCTATGACCTCCCCAGCCGGACTGAGCATACCAGAGGGAGCAGCGATACTTGTTGATCCTGAAGTCGAGCCGCGCAACGGAAAGCTGGTTGTAGCGAAGCTAGAAGGCGATAACGAAGCCACCTTTAAGAAGCTTGTAATCGATGCCGGCAGACGCTTCCTTAAGCCACTTAACCCCGCATATCCAATGCTAGAGGTTAATGGAAACTGCAAAATTATCGGCGTTGTGGTTGATGCCAAAATACTAAACATCCCATAACCTCACACAAACCCCTCAAGCCCGCCATCGTGCGGGCTTTTTTACGTCCTTAATTCCTGCCATGTAAATTTTAATCCCTTATTAATCAATACGCTAAATAAAACCACTCAATAATTTAGCATTTTGCTATTGCGTATAATTTAGCATCACGCTAAATTTACCCCATCGAAACGAAACATCGACAGCTGAGCGAAGTTAGCCAGCGGCGGACACCAAGTCGCCTGCTTTTTAACAACATGCAGATTTACAGCGTCAATGACCTGTTAAGACCCCTACACGTAAACGTGCAGTATCACCGGGTGCGATCCGGTCGGTGAGAGAGTATCCCCGCGCGAGAGCGAGAACGGCGTGAGAACGGGCAACACTGGCAGGGAGTTGGCGCTGACCAATACAGGGAATGTTTTGGGATTGGATGAATGCCCGGGCTGACGGGCAGCAGACTTACAGCGTGGGTGGAAATTGTTCCACTGCATGCGGCGGTGTAGGGCTAACAACCCCACGGCTATCGAGTAAACCGCATGCCGGAGATCAGCGCCGGCCATCCAATCACCAAAGCATTTCTCCCGCATCAGCGGGTAACGACAGAGGGTAAGGCGATGGCAACGTATTTTGAAAGAAACGTCATTTGTACCAAAGACGGTGGTGACGGTTTTCAGGTTGGTAACGTTTACGAACTTCTTGAGATTGATGGAATTTACTGTGTTGAAAATGATGAAAACAAGCCGATCGAGGCCTTTCGTGGGGACCAACATTGCACCGCTGGAAATTCTAATTTCGACAACTGGAATCAATAGCCGCCTAACCAGCGGCTTTTTCATACCTGGAGTCATTTACGAGTGGCTCAAGTTATGACGACCGGCGGCCATCCACCGCCCATTGAAACACTGAATAAATGCGTTGAAGTCTTGTATTAACCGTTCCGTTCGCCGCGATAAGGCCAAGAGGATTTATGAACAACAAAACTGGTGGTCCAGCTTTTCCACAATCAGGCGTATGTACACCGGAAATTAACTCATGGGATAGCGATGATTTTGGTGGTCGTGGAATAAGCATGCGTGACTACTTCGCGGCTAAAGCTATGCAGTCGGCCTTGTTAACTTCGAAGCCAGAGAACCCTCTGGGACGAATGGATATTTTTGCTCAGTCAGTAGCTGAAATCTCTTACGAGATGGCTGACGCCATGCTCCGCGCCCGGGAGGCATCATGACAGTCACCCACAACGGCAAGCAGTACACAGCCAAAAAGCTCAACGATAACGAGTGGCAGCTGACTTCGGTATCGGCACCGCGCGACAAGCTGACGCTTAACCGCTGGCAGATGCATGTTGCTGGCCTCCTGAAACAGGTTGAGGTGAAGGCATGATCAATCATCACCTGCTGCGCGCCGCGCAGAGCAAAGCAGCCATTGCCCTGTTTATTGGTGATGGCGCCATGTGGATGGCAGCCTACGACGAAATGAAGGTTGCCATCGGTTATCCGTGGCATAGAAAAACAGCCTAACTCCCTATTCAACCGATCGGCCTGGCTTTCTGCGGGCGGGATCTGCAC